CGCGGACCTGGGCCGTGCGGACACCGATGACCGTGTTGAGCGACACCGTGAGCTGGAGCGTGGCCTTGTCGATGCGCGAGAAGTTGCACGTTCCGGACGGCTGGTGCTCCTCGGGGCGCAGCGCGAACGAGTACACGTTAATGCCCGTAGACGGCGAGCGGGAGTGGTGCTGGTAAGGCTGCACCTTGTCGAAGTACGAGCCCTCGCGCTCCGTGAAGCGGTCCTGGCCGTTGAGCTGGAGCTTGGCGACCTCCACGGGGTTCTTGCCCTCGCAGCGCACGCCCGAGTCGAGGATGACCTTGGCGAGCAGGTAGTTAACACCCGACTCGAACTCCGCAACTCCACCGAGGTCGTACGAGTCCGCGCCGAGGAGCGAAGAACCCTGGGTACCGGCGGCCTGGCCCAGTACCGACGTGGCCAGAGACACCGAGGACGTGTTCGAGGCCTGGCCAGCGACCGAGCCACTCGACGCCTGGGACAGCAGCGACGTAATCATGCCGTCCGTGGAGAAGTCGTCGGAGTAGTTGAAGGGCTGCGCACCGCCAACCGAGGCGAGCCACTGGGACGTCGAGCAGTCAACGAATGAGTCGCGCTGGACGACCCACTGGAGCTCCTTGACGGGGTGGTTAAAGTTCAGCTGGACCTTGTTGGACGACGACGTGATGGACTCAGCACCCGTGTACTGCACCTGCTCAATGAGGTACTCGTGGGACTGCTGGGCGAAGCGGCGGCGCTCCTCCGTGTCCAGGTAGACGTAGTCGACGTAGATCGAGGCAGCGGCCAGGGACTGCGCAGGCGCGGCAGCCGGGACACCAACAGCCGACTCGAAGTACTGGCAGTTCTGCCACGTCTCGAAGTCGACGTTAATGCGCACCTCGTGGTACTGGAGCGCAATCAGGGGAATCGCTACACCCGGGTTGCGGCAGAACCAGAACTGGAGGGGGATGTACAGCGTCTTGGCGGGCGTGCCCTTGCGCGGCACGCAAGAGATCGTCGTCTCAGAGCTAGAGCACGTCGCATCGAGGGCAATGCCGGTCGTGCGCTTGACGAGTACGAGGTCGTGGGTGTTGCCGATCATCGAGTCCAGCACCTTGACGTTTCCGGCCTCCGTCGACAGCTGCGTCCAGATCTGCATCCAGTCACCATACTGGCGGTCAATGCGCTGGCCGCCGATCTCAATCTCAACCTGCTTCAGCAGGCGGTGGCCGATGTAGTTCAGCCAGCGGAAGCCGCTCGCCGACGCGGAGCCGAACGTGCCGGTCGAGGCCGTCAGGTCAATAGCCGGGAGCACAACCTGGACGTACGTCTTGTACATCAGGTCAGCGTTGCGGTTAATGACGGCAGTTACGCGCTTGTTAAAGTCGGCCTGGCCGTTGAAGGTAACCTCAATCGACTCTACGGCGAAGTTCGTGTGGCGCTTGTACAGAATCTTCCAGAACGTAATCTGGGGGTTGCCCGAGATGTAAATATCTTGAGCTCCGTATGACACCAATTGCATCAATCCGCCACCCATAGTATTGTTATACCATAACCGGAGAAAAAAATTAAGGATGAACTTTTCACGAGGGGGCGACAAAATAATAATTAGGTATGTGGTATCATAGTAAGTTTTCGGGTAAGTTGTTTATGACTTCATTTCGTGCTATAATAGCATCTTCTAACGAAGAATGGTGAGATCGGTAGTCGAGAATGATACCGCGTTTAACTCGTACAACATAGGTATTCTTCTGTTTTGTTATATACCTTTCGCCAGTTGTAATATTTCGTTTAAAGTTAATCAAGTCTACATCAAGAAACTTCCATTTGAATCCTCCGGCGTGTTTTCTTTCTCCACGACACACGCGAGAAATATGACTACTTGATATGTCTGTGTTATGTACAGCTTCCTGTATACTTTCAAATTCTTCAAGTAACGTATCATAATCGTCGTATTTTCCAACGCGCTGTTTTCTTCCTTTTGTTATAACTTTAGGTTTCTTAGCAACAATCTTTCTTTTTTCGGCGCGACCCTTGTGTAGGGCATCAATGACCGTCTTACTTTGTACGAAACCAGCCTCCTTCTTTTCTTTCCAAATCTGTTTCATTTTTTCACTTATAGCAGTTCGCTGTTCATTAGACACCGATTTACCAAAGTTATGATTTTTACTAGCGAGTTGTCTTTCTGAGCGAGCTTTCTTCATTTCATCGGTATATACAATCGTACTTGGAACTCCTGTTTTCTTCTCACTAATAAGCTTCTTCGTTTCTTCATTATGACGCGAGTTTCTTCCACCTTCCTTCAGATTATACCCTTTAGGACTCAGTGTTCCAAACTTCTTGATATAGAATTCCTCCAAATCATTACATGCCTCATCAAAGCATACACACACTATTTCAAACTTAAAGTTTTCAATCCCGTGTTTTACATAAGCATTGAATAGACATCGTCCCAACATAGTTTTACATTTTCGCTTATGTTGATTCCATCTTGTATGGATATCTGAATGTAAAGTTTGCCCAACGTACTGTTTGCCGTTGAGATTGTTCGTGATGCGATAAATATATCCCATTATTTATACCTCAAGACCTCTCTTAGCGTTTATAATTTCGTTTTGTTTCACAAATGAACGTCCTGCTCTGGCCGACCGCGAACCCGATTCTCAACACTTTTCTGCGCTCTATCGTGCTCATTCTAGGGATGATATTTGGTTTTGGCTTCTCGCTTTACTCTGCATACTGGGGAGCAGTCGTTCACGATGCTGTTTCCCTGTGGCTCATTCGGGACATTGTTTAATATGCCGAATGTGCCTCTTATGTGAATCGAACACATGACCTTTTCTTCACTAGTCAGTGACTACAAGAGAAACGCACTACCACTATGCTAAAGAGGCTTATGTTTTAAAGGTTAGTTGCCTGTAGACCCAAATCCACCGCCACCACGATTGTCGGGAGGAGCAGGAAGATCGGCAGGAGAATCTACCAAAATAACCTGGTCGTACGGCAGCCAATTATGCTGAACGATCTGGAATAGCCGGCGACCTTCCGTAATCGTATAGTTTTGGAGATTAGGGTCAAGGCAATCTACCCGAGCAATAAGTTCACCACGGTATCCTGCATCCGCCAGTCCAATTTGATTAGACATGCGCAGGGGAGTTAGAGATGTTGAGGAGCGAGCAAGAAGCAGGTATGGCGCTGGCTTTCCCAACACATCTACAGCTGCTGCGATGACTCCCGTCCTGATTTCAACACCGAGATTGCACGGTAGACAGTAATTATTCGCACATCCAGCTCCAATGCACGAACATTGTGCAACATTCAACACCTTATTCTGGGAAACTAGGTCTACGCCGGAATCTGTGATGCGACGATTACGAACATGTTCACGCTGAAGTTCGCGGTGATTAGGGTCAATAACATACAGATACAGGCTCATTTTAGATATACTAGAAGTCTCCTATTAAAGCCTTTATCGGTACAAATGATAACACAGCAGCTTCCATTGCGAAAAGTTGAGCTGCGATATTCATCAACATTTCATTCAACGTGGTTCGACCAATCATGTAGTACGCCGCAGCTCCCAAAGGATTGAATGTTCCGCCAGACATTTCCCCAGCTACCGTGTACACTGCAAAATATATAAGACCCATGATTGCCGGATTTCGGTCAGTGAGCAAGAGAGAATACACTACAATAAGTGTTCCCATAAACTCAACGAAGTATTCCAACATTATCTGTATCGCAGAAACTAGTCATCACACTTCTACAACAGTTGCGCCAGGGAAAAAGTATCCTGTAGAATCAAATTCCGGATCAAGAAACCACTTTGACGGCATGAATATTTGCCTATTAGGATTGAGATATGCACCCCACCATGCAAATGTAGAATTCCCAATAATTCCTCCGCGGCATTTAGACATTAAAAACAGCGAATCTTCTTCATTTTCATCAGCAATGATAAATGATCTACTTTCCATGATGTTCATAGCATACGGAATGTCATTCGTGAACAAGATAAGTGTTTGGGGGTGTACAATATCCAAACACTTTTTATAGTAGTTGTTCAAATCTACATGATGAAGTGAACTTCCGATATAATCTCCTCCGCGCACATGGACAAATATACAATTTGAGATTTCGGGATACTTTTTAAGAACAGATTCATTGAATGATAACCGTTGTACAAATCTGTCGCGGATAGGATGAACGTATTCCCATCGTTGAAAATATCCACACAATTTGATATTCTGCTCAGGACGTGAACGAAGAATATGTGGCCAGTCCATAGGGCGCATAAACTTGTTATCACCCAACGCGATATCTTCTACTAAATTTTGGTGAAGAGATGCCCAGTTTTTCAGGATAGTATCGTAATATGTATTCCTTGAATGAGGATTTGTATCGAAAATATCGGTGATGTTCACATAGAACACTCTAGCCGAACGTTCAGCAAAACCTTCTACACTCGCAAGCATAAAAAGCTGGTTTCCAAGTCCAGCACATTTACGTACTGTTAACATTGTGTACCAAGTATTGCTCCACTTAAATTTGAAATGTCCGACCACGATTCCATTTGGACCATGAGACATGGAACAATACAAAACCAGTTATCCTGTCGTTGCAGAGAATTCCAGTACTTATCAAGAGCATACTGTACCTGAGACTTAGTTTCTATAAGCCCACTCAATCCTGCCTTGAAATTATGAAGAAGAACATCATAATACTGCTGAGATACAAGATATGATGATGTACAAAACCCGCGTTTCAATTTATATGTTCCCTCATCGTAGTCTGTACATGTTGACCCCAGAAGAATAACATCATATGGTTTTTTTACTAGTTCTTCAAGAAGAGCATATCCTTGTTCCATATTGTTCCAAACAGCATCATCTTCCAGGATAAGTACGTTCTTCCATTTGTTACGAATAGCCATTTCCAATACTGCGACATGGCTTTTTGAACATCCAATAGCTCCGTTTTCGTCTTTAATTGCCGCAAATCTCAGAACTTTCTCTAATGGAAAAACTTTAAGTTGTTCCTGAATACTTTGTAGGCGATCAACGCGATGATCTAAATTAATATAAACAACCTTTTCGATAAACTCAAACATTAGTTACTATTAGAAATAACTGTTAAAACTAATTATTCAAACACCATTCGCGGTACAATATGCATAGCCTCAAGTTCCTGTGACCATAGCTTTACCGCATACGGGATTGTCTTCATTTCAAAGTGAGTTTTGAGTCCACAGTTACCGCAATGATACACGTTCTCATCAGGATTCACAACGGCCAAAGTTCCACACGTCTTGCAGAATCCGGTACGGAAAGGATCCGAAACATCCATCAAACGTTCCTTCGTAAAGACAGCTACACCATGAGACAGCATACAATCACGCTCCATTTCCCCAACACGCAAGCCACCATCGCGAGATCGGCCTTCGCATGGCTGTCGAGTGAGAGACACAATCGGGCCACGCGACCGCGAATGTTTCTTATCAATCACCATGTGCTTGAGACGTTGGTAGAATGTAGGTCCAATAAATAGTTCAGTCTCCATCATTTCACCAGTCTGGCCATTGTACATGATTTCATTGCCGTAAGGATGCATTCCCAACTCAAGCAATTGTTCACGCAAATCTCCAATCTTCAAATGAGAATAAGGTGTTCCGTCGCCAAGCGTACCTTTCTCGGCACATATCTTACCGTACATGGTTTCCATAAGTTGTGCAATAGTCATTCGCGAAGGAACGGCATGGGGGTTCATAATAATATCGGGGCGCAGACCGGAAGCAGTATACGGCATATCTTCTTCGTTGAGAATGATACCGCACGTTCCCTTTTGGCCGTGACGAGAACTTACCTTGTCGCCAATTTCCGGAATGCGTTCTGAAACTACACGGACTTTCACAAATGGATACCCGTCTGAATTCTTCTCGTTCCAAACACCGTCTACGCGACACGTTTCGGAATTACGATGAATAGTTGATGCGTCACGAAACGCATAACCGTTCGCATCATTCTTCAAACTCACAACCTTACCAATAATCACATCATTCTCTTTGATGTACGAATTCATCGCAGGAACTCCATTGTCCTGGATAGCATGGTATGCGCTCGTCTTGAACCCCCGCGTGTTTTCGCGCCTTGGTTTTGCAAACTTCTCTTCTTTGCCCGAAGATACGTTACGATGCTCTTCGTCCTTGTAAATCGTGTAGTACAGTGTGCGAAACATACCGCGATCAATAGATGCACGATTCAAGATAACAGAATCTTCCTGGTTATATCCACCGTAAATTCCAATAGCTACAATCACATTATCTCCGCTGGGCATTTCGTGCGTATTCAGAATGTTCATCATGCGAGTCTCAACGAATGGGCGCATAGGTGAACAGAGAATATACCCATTCTTATCAAGTCTCTTCGCATAGTTGCGAGCAAAGATACCCATGGCTTGCTTTCCCATTGCTGACTGATAAGTGTTACGTGGTGACTGATTGTGGTCAGAGAACGGGATACTAGACGCCATGTGTCCAAGAACAAGTGTCGGGTGAATTTCACAGTGTGTATGCGTAGCTCCAATTTCGCCCGGAACCATTGCGATTTTAATCACTTCGGTTTCTGCGGGGTCAATGTACTCAATACATGCTCGAACCCAATCGGTCCATTCTTCAGACTTCTCGGGTCGCGGAAGAATCGCACCATTTTCTACACGAAACAGTGGGCGCACAAATCGACCACCGTCCGTTTCAATATTAAGGATTTGCTGATAAATATTCCAAGAAATTCCGGTATGTGGATGCAACTTGAACCCCTGCTTTCCACGACGCAGAGCAGTATGAATATCAGATGGAGTTTTCGTATATCCCATAACAACACCGTTCAAGATAATCATAGTTCCATCATAATGTTTGATTGTCGATACCCATTCAATTCCTGGTTGGTCCTTCAGAAACGTTAGAACAATAGCCGATGGACTGTGTTGCGTAATTGATGTGAGCATAGACATAGACTTCACAATGCCTACAGAATGACCTTCCGGAGTTTCCACTGGGCACACATAGCCCCAAGATGTACCGTGAAGTTTGCGTGGAGCTAGCAGTTTTCCGGACTTTTCAACTGGTGTCTGAATACGTCGAACATGACTTAGGGTAGCAGAATACGACAGTCGGTTCAGAACCTGTGATACACCCATCTTCGTAGCTGTGGATACTGTGGATGTACCCAATCCCTGTACTGTGAAATTACCGGTCGCCAACGCCTGTTTCAGTTTCCCTTCAATAGTCGAAACCTTCAGAATCTTGTAGAGATTATTGATGTTCAACACTTCGAGTGGTCTGGGAGTTTCGCGCTTCTTCCATGTATCATTATTCACTTCATGAACGAACTTAGAGCGGATATCCTTGCATACCTTCTGAAACAGTTGACGGAACAAATGTGTAAGAAGTGCGCCCGTAGTGACTACGCGCTTGTTGGGGTATGCATCGCGATCGTCAATTTTCAGTACACCCATTTCCGTTAGGAGAAGTTTACGCACGATCCAGCTTGTGAGCACGATTTTACGAGCTTCCAGAACTTCGCGAGAAGACTTGTCTCCACCGAACCGGACGTGCGGCAAGTACTCAGTTTCTAACAAAGACCGAACGTATGCCTTCTTATCTTCCTGCGTCGTTCCATACTGAAGATGGTGAGTCAGATATTCTACCGCATCTTCGCGGGTAAATACCTTTACATCTACACATTCGCGAAACGAAGCAGACAGCATTCCAATCTGACGGTCATCTGCTTCCGTTCCCCAAATAAGGTCTGCGATTTGCTTGTCGCTTTCTACACCGAATGCTCGGAACATCACGCACATAGGAATATCCTCGCGGAAACGCGGAACACACATTGTGAGAGGGTATCCGAATCCATTAAACTTCGCAGAAATACGAACTTCCAACTTCTTTGGAGGAGTCGTGAATGATTCATGAAGTGATTTCATCTCAGCAGAATACGTGTACTTGGATGCGGTCTTCTTATTCCAGAAAATCATGATTTGGTTGTCTGCGACCTTTTCCTGGCTCAAAATCGTTCGTTCAGAGCCGTGAATGAGAAAGTATCCGAATGGGTCATACGGACATTCCCCAATTTCCTCTTTGGAAAGAGGGTAATCATTCATGATGCAGAGAGATGAGCCCAACATGACTGGAACTTTGCCTAGGGATACACCCTCAAACACCTTCACTTCCTCTTCGAATTCCAAGTATGTTGGGGCCTTGTATGACCGGACAGTGAACCTGATATCAGAAAACATCTGAGCAGCATAGGTGAAGTTTCGGGTGCGTGCATCTTGAGGAAACATCGGCTTGATACGACCAGTAGCCTCTTGGATACGTGGCTTCGTATACGAAATGTTCTCGAACGAAAGACGGAATTCGTACTTATACTTCTTGGTAGCTTCATCTTGCTCGTGCCACACCACGATGGGTGCAGTTGAGCATACAATGAGTGGAATTTTATTACGTACAAAGTCCTCAAATGATTCCACCTGATGCTCTACAAGTCGTGGGACACCATTCTTAAAATACGTCTTAATCGCGTCCCACTCCATGCTGATTCTATGAATTGCCGTCCCCTTAAATCTATTTATTCGTTTTCTAATAAGAGGAAGGAATGACTCAGCCAAAACCGGAGTACAAAGTAGTCAAGGTGGACCACACTGCCCCGAGTGTATCCGTATCTGCACCTGCTCCAGCCCCTCCAACAGAAGGAGGCTCGAAACCTAAAAAACACAAGAGTATGCGCACCTTTCCACGCGGGGTTCTTAAAAAGACATTTAAAGTCAGACCAGTAGCTGACCCTGCAAAACCACCAGCATTCAAGAAATCTATGCGCCGTCACACGATTCGTCTGTACACGGAGCGTGGAGAGACGAAACGCAGGAAAACAATTAAGCGACGCGTATCGAAAATGACGGATAAACAGGTCGACGAACTAGTGAAAAAACATAATTTACTGAAGAATGAATCTACGCCTTCAAAAATCAAGCGGGAAATGTTGAGTGGCGCAATGTTGGCTGGTTTCATTTCCTCTGAATAATTAATGACGAGCATCTGGGGACCGCTCGGGTGGATGACTTTACACTCTATATCCGCAAACTATCCCGAACAACCGTCTGAATCGGACAAACTTATTCTGAAAAGATACCTTAGTCTTTTTATTGAGACAATAACGTGTCCAACCTGCAAGGGACATTTTGGGAGCATGTACAATTCCTATGTTGTCCGCTTTCCACGGTGGGCAGATAGTCGCGCAGACCTTTTTTTGTTTGTGTGTCGCGCACACAATACTGTGAATATGCGCTTGGATAAACATCGTTTACCGTCGGTATCTGAATGTGTAACTGCTCTAAGGTATGCTGCCCGTGTAACTGACCCAGCAACGTATCGTGCCCAGTACCATAACTATCTTCAACGAAACTGGGCACGTGAACCTACGGCCGACGGATTCATTATGTCTCGGTCAGTTCGTGAAATGATGAAGATTAATGCCGAATACTGGTGTTTGCGTGAAACTGGATTTGGAGACTTGTCGTTTCCCGAAGCCGATGTTCTTCAACCAATTATTCCAACTAGAGGGTCAACTGGTCTTCCAATACCCGGAGTATCACCAGCAACTGGCGCTCCAATTTCGGTAGGATTTAAGATGCGAGGCGGCAAATTTTCGTTAATTGGTCGTTAGGATTCCAAGGCAACGAAATCCTTGGCTTCATTTCCCAATCGTGTCGTTTCATCCATGGATTACGTGTTTTCTCATCGTGCAATTCATCTTCAAACTTTACGCGCCTCTTAGTTTTCTTCAGGGAAGAACGGGGCATAATAAAATGAAGTTGGTCTGCGATTGTGAAATTCAATTTACCTTTTACAACTCCCGTTTCAGCGTATTTCACAATATCTGATACGAGAGGTGCATCCGCATAAGGATATACCCATCCCCAATTGATTGGAGAACTTTGAGTGAAATAATGCCACGACCAATGAAACGTTTTCCAGTAGGCTTCTACGACAGGTTTCATATCCTCAACACCGTCCAAAATATGTAGACCATACTTTCGTGAAAACTGAGTTTGGTCTTTTCCCAATACCGCCTTTTCTTCCGGACGTTTACGCAGCGAAATACGTTCACGCAAAACCCCCATTTCACGAGATGCAGAATAGGTCAAGAAAGCATGTCGGCCTTCTGGCGTAAGAAGGTTTGGTTGTCCACAATCTTGGTAAAAATGAAGGGCGCGATTGTACCCGTCTTCACGCAATGAAAACATCCCCAGATTCGGCATAAAATCGTTACCGAAACACATCATAGACAGAGCCATATATTGTTCAGTAGGAATTGGAAGTTGGGTAGAAAGTTCCCAGATATTCATAGTAGCAAACTCNGCAGANTTCAGTTTCGGATCATCAAACTCTGCGCTCTCACGCAGGAGATGCATCCTTCCGCGATCACTGAGCTCCTTGTTTTGGAGACAAATCAGGATAAGGTCAGCGTCCAAACCGTAAATACATACCGACCGTCTCTGTTCAACCGGAATCTTTTTCATGTCCACAATCAGTTTATGTTCACCTTCACCTGGCGAAGTTGTCCTGCTGATTTCAGCATACGGAAATTTTGCTAGAAGTGCAGTTTCGAGTTCGCGCATGTATGGCGTGTCTGGTGAAATCATATTACGGTCAAATACAGACTCTTCTTTGATACGCATACGGCGATACCTCTGCTGAACAATTTTTGCGTAAGGAACAAGACCGTCCAGAGCAATCAAGACTTTCTTGGCGCGACATACATGTTCCAAGAGGTACGCGAATGCTTCCACTACTGATTCCACAGGTCTCTCTTCCTTCAAATACCGATGAATCAGGCAATTGAAATCTACACCTAAAACGTCAACTTCGAGTGGAAGTCCACGTTTTACGCTGTCGGTTATACCACGATGGGACTTAATCAAACTCGCAAAATAAAAAGGAATACCCATACTATTATGTATAAGTTCATACTGCGTAAGCCAGTTATAGAACTAAACCGGCTTATCCTTCGGAAACACTCGTCGGTACACTGGCTCGCTATTTGGACCTATGTTTACTCCCTTGTTGAATTCATCGACGCTTATCTCAGCGACCGGAAAATCATGAGCTTTCATCCGCTCCTCGATTTCGGAAGGCGTCAATTTTGTCTCTGCCCAATCGCCTTTAGGAAGTGTAGTTGGTCCGTCTTTTAGGAGAGATGGTAGGTCATGGTCAAACGTTTCGGGTTTTGGAAGCGGTTCATCCTTCTTAGTACCCGTCTTACCCCCATTAATCCAGAATCCCTGTGCTTCATCTACTGCAACTGTAGACATCTTGGATTGGTACGTTGGTTGTGCAAACTCTGGGTCGTGAACTTCACCCTTTAGATTAAAATAGGTATCGAAGTCAGAAAGGGCTTTGCGTTTCGCCTCTTCTAGTTTGGATTCATTAAGTATGCGATCAGATTCGTATTCCATTATTGATGTCTTTGTTATAGTCTTTAAACGGTTCTTGTAGGATTTGAACCTACGACCTTCCGGTGCCAACGGCATACCTAACAGCCAGATGCTCTACCGAGTGAGCTAAAGAACCACTTTTTACTCCGAGTTTATTTGGGCAATTCTAACTCACT